ATCTGGGCGGGTGGTTGGTGGTCGGCAATGCCTGGGGCCCAGGTCTGGGAAACAGCTCCTGGATATGCCTGGTTGGTCAACGCCGGATCGCGTAAGGTAAGGTTGTACATGATAGACACCCAGCGGGCGCATGCTTCCTGGACGGCCTCGGGAACGGTGGTGTACCCCGCGGTGTACTGCACCCGGAAGTTGTTAATCCCCTGAGGGAAAACCAAATCCTCGGGGTGAATTAACTCAGGATCGGTGTAAGGGATGGCCCGGAGCAGCCAACCACGGACATCCCACTGGAAGCCTGCCAGCTCATAGGTGTGCATCTTGAGCTCGGCATTGCTACCGGCCACGCACTGCAAAGAACCCTGACTCCGAAGGACCCCAGACCCTTCCAGGGTGTCGCCGTAACTTCCTGGCACATAAAGGTCGGAACTCGGCCAACTACCGTAGTTGGTGGCGTCGCCCTGGGCCGTGGCCGACCAGCCGCTGCCCAGAGCGTTTACAGCTGCTGCCATGGCGGTAATGGTGACATTGCCGGCGAAGGTAACACTTGTGTCAGTGGTTTTGACACCGGCATTGACCCTCACTAACTCCAACCCGGTGGAGAGAACACTTACACGGGCCTGGACATTGGCAGCCGTGTTATTGGTGATCTTGAGCACCGTGGTGGGGCGATACCTTACACTATCCACCTTTTGGAGCGGGTACTGCCGAAGCAACATCCTTCGATCGCCGGTGCCGTTATAGAGCTCGTCAAAGCTCTGGGAGTTGAACCTTCGCCGGCAGTATTTCTCAACGGCATCACTAACTGCAGTGATGAGCACGCCAAGTAGGGTATCCTGGGAATTGTCCGTGATGGACTGGATATCCTGCTTGGCACGGGCCAGGGTGATAAGGTCCTTGGTTGCCATTCAATTGCCCCTTGATCGTATCGGAAAAGCGGCTGGTGGCGTCCATGCCACCCTTGAGGTTCGTGGGTAGTCAATTCCCTGCCACCATGAGCACGTTGCCCCTTACCGCTTATCCTGCCAATGCCAGGGACGTGAGCCAGAACTCGGCCCCTTGCAAGTCGCCCCAGCCGCCCGTTGTGCTGCCCATGGGGCCGATTTGGACATCCGGCTCCTGAAACCAGCGACAAGCAGCTACGGTGGCCGTGATGGCGACAATGGTCATTTTGGGCCCACCCGACTTGAGCTTGACGATATCGCCGACCACGAAAATATGGACCTGGATAGGAGGGGGGGCCGGCGGCTTGGCCGGCGGCGTGGCCGGTGGCGTGGCTGGCGGCGTAGTGGGCTGCGTGGCCGGCGGCGTAACCGGGGGCGGCGTGACAGGGACTGGTTCTGGTTTGGGTGCGTCAGGCATGGTGCAAGGTTCCTTTCAAAAGAGAGGGTTTATCCCACGAGGTCGTCAATGGTTTGACTTCGCTGGGAAGTGCCCACGGCCACGTTCCCCAGGAAGCTGGCAAAGTCATTCGCGAAGGTAATCATGGCCACCAGCTGCGTGGCACTGACCGCCTTGGAGAGGTTGGCGAACACCCTGGTATCCAGGGGATGGGCCACGTTGGGAGTGCCGTCGGCCGTTCCCAGGCTACCGTCGGCGTTTTGCACGGCCGTGGCCATGGCGTTCCAGACGGTGTTGTAATTCTCGGAGTTATACCTCTTCACCGCATCGGCCAAATTGGCTCTGAGGTTTTGAGCCGTTTGAGCCAGGCTCAAAAGCCAGTTGGCGAAGGTGACTGCATTGTCCTGCTTGGTTGCCATTGGTTAAACCGCCGTGATAAGGTTTGCGTTACAGCCATTAGCAACGGCCGTATTGCCAAACTCGGTCGTGGTGGCCGCGATGACAATGCCGTTGGTAAACTTGATCCCTACGGGCCCGAGCACCGGTCGGGCCACACCGGTGTTTGCCGCCATGTTGGTCTCAAAAACCGGCACGGTGGTTCCCAAAGTAACTGAACCGGCCGAAGAGGCATCAAAGACTTGCAACCAGGTGATCGCAGCCAGGGTGTTGGTGCCTTCAATCCCATAAAGGGTGTTGGCTCCAGCCAGAACCAAGGTTGCCGCCCCAAGATTGCGGGTCAGGCGCGTGGTGCCTGCATTGCCGGTGCTTGCTGCCGGGGTGACCGGGAAGACAGCTTGGTTGCTGGCAATCACCACAGGGATGCTACTGGCCATTACCGCCTGGCCAAAGGCCAGGGCGGAGCCGCCGATCTGCGCCACGTTGACCGACCAGTTGCTGCCACCTTGTTGCACCGTCCATGTGCCACTCTGGCTGGCTGGAATAGCACTTTGGTTGCTGGCAATCACCACGGGGATGGAGCCAGCCATGTTGGCCTGACCGAACGCCAGAGATGTCCCGCCTACGGATGAGAGATCGGTCTGGGCAGCATAGATGGTTCCAGAAGGATTGACCGCCGTTTGGCCCCGCAAGGTGCCACCGACATTCACACCCTGGTAGTCCGCATTGGCGGGGACAGCAGCCCCTGTGGCACTGGCAGCGGCATTGCCCGAGCTGCCGGCCACCACGTTGACGGGTAGACCATGGGTGGCGTCCACGCCGGTGTAAGGTCCACCCTCGGTGCCGAAGCACACGTAAACGGCCTCGGCCCCCCACGGGGCGGCAGCTTGCTGGATGTTGGCGGGAATGGTCATGGGCCATTTATCCTTGCGGCTTGGAAGCGATGATAAGCTCCAGAGCCTGGATTTGCGCCAGACTCCACTTGGCCAGAGCTTTTTGGACTAACTGGTAAAGCCCGTTCTCCGGGAGGTACGCCGTGTTTTTCAGGATTATGGAGATGTTCACCTGTTTCTCGGGCTGGTTGGTTTTCCTTGCCATGATTCACCTTTGGTATTGAGGCCAGAAAATATGTCCCATGAGGATGCCAAGGACCAACCCCAACACCAGGGGAATGATCGGCTCCTCCCTCGCCGCGGCCAGGACCTGGTAAGAGATGGTTGCGAAGTACCCTCCCTTCACGGCCAGGTAAACGTCAAAGACGACCAGGGTGATGACGGCAAGAAGCGTTACCAGGAGGGTTACCACCAGGGCCATGGCCTACTTCCTTTCGCGGTCCCTTTGACGCAGGATCATGGCCAACATTTCCAAATGGGAAATTGACCATTCCATGAGTTTTGTGGCCACCATCAAATAACCCCGAGAGTCAGGCATGTAAACCGGATTCTTGAGGATTTCCTTGATCAAAGCCGGTTTATGTCCTTTCCGTTTGATCATCTTTCACCGCCTTTCACTCGTCTTTACCTTCTCCGGGGCGAGACGTAGCTCCAACTCCGTTTTCATCCGCTCCAGGAGGTGAACATAATCCACCTGGGGAATCCAGTAGGCTTCCCGATGGATGAGGTTCACAAACGCTCCGAAGATTTGGTCGGGGGTCATCTCTTACCTCCAGTCAGTAGCCCAAAGGAACTTGGAAATCTTGATTGGGCGAAGGTTGAGACTACCAAGGTGGTCGGGTGGTTCGTTGCTTTTGTCCGTACTCTTGAACTCCAGGATGCCGGCCGGGAGGCATCGGCCGGTGTCGGTATCAACGTCCACGTCCAGGGTTAAACGGTCCTTGTCATCTTCCACGGCGTAACGTTGACAATTAACTTTCACCATCGGGGTAAGGGGCTCCTCACCTACCAGTTCCAAAAGCCGGGCCTGGAAGTCGGGCGGTAACTGCCGGGAGAGGGCCCATAAATTGCCGTTCAGGAACTGTTCAGCCAGGCCCGAGGAGATCGGCATTCGAAACTTCTGACCTTCGGTCTTGGCGGAAAGGGCATAAGCATCCGAGGGTTGGTAACACCGGACACGAAGCACCAAATACTTGTTCCCCTTGGCCCTGGCCTTACGTAGGGCGAAGTCCTTGGTATCGAAGTAGATGGTCTCCAGGCCCTGGCCATTAAAGTCGGGATCAAAGGGCTCGGGGTCGTAATGGCGCAACATCACCCCGGCCACGGCGGGAAGAAGACAAGTTGGCACCGCCCAGGTGCCCAGATTGCTTCTTATGTCGGGAGCGGGGAGAGGCATGGGGGTCTCCATTAAAAGGAAATGATGTCATCTGCTTTGCCGAGTAACTTAATAACCTTAACGGGACCATAGCTTGGATTTTCGTAGGCGGCTTTCCGAGCCGCCTCGGTCCAGGAGCCGGTTACGACAATAACCTTGGTGCCATCCTGGAAAGTGATCTGGTAACGATTCATGGGTAGGTCTCCTAAGTTACAGGCGAGGTAAGGGGTGGCCCCGGAGTTGCACCGGAGAGACTATTAGTTTGCACTCGCCACACCCATTTGCCCGTCCGTCCTTCCGTGGGAGCCCCGATGTCTCAAGCTCTTAGACTGGGTACGACGGATTAGCGCCAACCGGTGAATGAGTGGAGGACTCACGCTGACTGCGGCAGCGCCGGCACGCACGGGCAAGGGAATGGTTGCGGATTTGCACCACAAGCAAGGGTCGGGCCTGCTCCTCGCTGGACTACTCCACCACTCCTTAGGGGAACATTTCAACCCATCTTTGTGTTGGCGGGATGGCTCACAGCCCCTGGAATGTCTGAGACCGCCTTGAACTCCATTTCCAGCCAAAACCTATTGGCTGTTGCCATTCTCCATCCTCACCCCAACAAAGGAAACACTTTCAACCCTGTAGCTTCACCGCGGCTGCCTGCACCGCGGTCAGGCTATCGTTGAACTGTCTCACCTGAGAATCCAGCTCCTTGGCCCGGTCTTGCCAGTCCTTCCGTCTGGCACTGGCCAGGCCCAGGGTTGTTACGGCCTTGACCTCGGCCTGACGAGCCTGCTGGAGATCACTCTCATAGTCCAACACCCGCTGCCTGGCCTGGGCCAGAGCGTTCCGGGCCGTGTCCTCGTCCTTGAGGGATTGATCCAGATGGGCCGCCAGGCGGCTAGCCGCATCGCTAGCCGCCTGGATGGTCTGTTGCACGTCAACGGTGGTCATAAACCCTCCAAAGGTTAAGCACTCACGTTGCAAATCACGTCGTAGGCGCCGGCCCCGGTCCGAACAAACGTCATAATGGCGTTCTTGAGCGTGGGAATGGCCACCGTACCACGGAGAGTAAGGCCGGTATTGGTGGTGATGGTGCCCGTCTGGTTGCCACGGTTCACCACCTGGCAGGTGAACATGTCACCATTGGCCGCACCCGTAAGAGCGGTGTCCGTGTTGGCTGCCGTGTCCAGGGTAAGGGTGCCGGCACCGGTCTGGGTGTTCCAGTCCAGGTAGCCGCCGATCTGCTGCGCCGCCGTGGGCGTGCCGTTTTGAGCGTTGATAGTGGTCTTGGTCGACGAACCGATCGGCACCTTTGTCGAGCCACGGCCGATACTGACCTGGCCCGTCGAGGTGCCAGCCAGGGTGAGGGCCCCTGTGCCCTTGCCGTCGATGGTGAGACCTTCATTGGCACCCGAAGAGATGGTCGCAATCGCCGGGGCCGTGCCGGCGGCATTGGCAACTACCTTTACACCGTCTGCCGCACTGGCCGCCGAGGAATCCACCTGCAGGGCCGGGTTGCTGGTACCGTTCGGGCCCACGGCAAGAGAGTTGGCACTTGCACTGGTGCAGGTGAGCGCCCCCGCGACGGTGCTTTGGGTATTCACCTGCTTGATGCCGCCATTGGCGTCAAAGATGTAGATTTGCACGCCGGCCGGGATGAGACCCGCCGCGATGCCCTGGCCGCTGACATCGAAGTCAACGGTGGTTGCATCGGTGGTCTGGCCCAGGAGGACGTCACCGCTCTCCACGGGCAAACCAGTGATGAGGCACCATTCGTTGGTGTTGAGCACGAACCGGGCAAAGCGCCGGGCCGTGCCGGTGGCGGTTCGTTGAATCTTGAGAATAATGGTTTCGTTGTTGGAACCGCTGGTGTTGGCCAGGGTGATATTCACCTGGTCCGGCCCCGTGGCCGTGAACATGGCCGTGCTGCTGACGGCCAGCTGGCCATTGGCGAGAACCTTGGACATGGATTGCATCCTTTGTTTTGAGAAGTTGTAAGAAAATGGGGGCCGGTTTTGTTACAACCGGCCCCCTGGAGGTTAAATCACCGTCCGCGGCGTTGCCGCGGTGATGTCCTTCTGCTTGCCGGGCTTGTACACGGCCTCGCCGCCGAGGACCACAAAGCCCACAATCACGTTCTGGTTGCCGGTCTCGGTGATGGAGACCTGCACATACTCATAACCCGCATCCAGCTGATCGGCCCGGATTTCCAGGGTGGCCACGCGGTTGGTGGTGGTGAGAGCCGCCAGGGCCGCCGGGTTGGTCACCAGGTCCTGGTAAGTGCCGCCGGCCGTTTTGGATTCGCGGAATTTGATGGACAGAGAGCCGCCGCCGGTGACGTTGCCAACATTCACCACCAACATGATCCGCTGAAAGCGGGCCAGATCAATGTCGGTAACGCTCACATCGGCCGCACCGCCGTTGACCGTCTTGCTGGGAAACTGGCCAAGGACCGCAAGTCCCTGAGTCAGTTGTTCCATTGCGAAAGGCATGAAGAAACTCCTTGATTGGAAGGTAAAAGCAGGGCCGGATCATCGGAAAAAGTTCCTCCTCCTCCCCGGCCCTGAGTCGTTAGTTCAGTACCACGAACGGGCTGACCGTGCTGGTGCTATCCTGCAAGGTAATGCTATTGTCCAACCACGGCCGGCCGTCCACGCGCTGGACGAACCGCCAGGTCATCTGGTTCTGGAGGAAGTTGACGTGCTCGCTGGCCGCGATCTCCAGCATCATCCGGTCGCCGATGACGTAGAGAGACGGGTCAATGAGCATGACGTCGCCCTTGGTGCCCAGGGCCGGAATCTTCTCGGTGATATGCACCGGGAGGTTGAGCAACTTCCACACCGGCGGCTTGGTGGCCCCCTGGTCGATACTCACGAACAGGGCCCGGTTGGCACCGTCCTTGAGCTGGAGCAGGTCCTGTACCACTGTGGGAGAGACATACCAATGGGCCCGGTTGTAGCTGGCCGGCAGCAGCTTGGCCAGCATGGCCGCGATGTCCTGGAAGTAGAAGTGGCTGGGGGTATTGAGATGGTTGCAGGGGCGTTAAGCACCCCCAACGGTTTGCCGGCGCCGTTGCCCTGAAGGAAAGCATATTCCTCATACCAGCCGCAGGCCTTGCCGAACAGGGCCTGGAGGAACTTCTCCAACCCGAAAGCCGCATCCTGAAGGAGGATGTTGCTGCTCACCGAGTAACCGGAGAGTTCCTGGGCCTTGAGTTCCATCATCTTGAACTTGGGTTCGGTCTCGGTACGGGTCTGCGCCTCACTGGTCCAGTTGGCAATCACGCCGCCGAAGAACGGCGAGTTGCCGGCGCTCTGGGCCGTGGTGATGTCCAGGTACGGGAATTGCAGCGTGGCGCTGGCCATGGGTTGCACAAACCCGTACTGCCGGAAGGTGTTCTCCTCGGCAGCGATGAGCAGAAGCTGGTTGTAGAAGTCGGGCGGAACGATGTAGCCGCCGGTGACACCCGAGCTTTCGCCCATGGCAGCTTTCTGCCAGGTATTGAAGGTGCTACCGTACTTGTCCTCCAGGCCCTTGGTGTCTTTGCGGGCAACCAGGGTGAGCCAGTCGCCGAAAGACTTGCCCTTGGGGTCGCCCTCGCCGCTCTCACCGAAGATGAGCGGGATGGCATTGCGCCGGGACCTGGTTTGGGCCTGAGCGAACTGTTTCACGGCATCGGTCACGGCCTGGTCCAGGCCCTTGGTGACGTTTTCAAGGAGAGTGGCAATTTGTTTTTCGAGGAGCGCACCCAGAGGGTCGCCCTGCACGGCCTCGGCAACGCCCTGCTGAATGAGGGATTGGGCGTGGGTCTCGGCCACGTCAACCTTCTCACCAACGGGCTTGCCGAAGTAAGGTTGTTTGAGCTGAATGAACATTGGTTTTTGTCTCGGGAGGGTTACGGATGAAGGGACTGAACACGGAAGGTTGATCCGTCTCCGGGCCGGGCCGGGCTGGCAGCTTGGGGTCTGCCTCCGCCGGGTGAGCCTTGACGGCTGGAAGGTAACTGGAGCATAACAAAGGGACCCCCGTTTGAGAAAGGTTTATATTTGTGGGTGGTAGTGTATTAATATCTTGTTTCGGCATGTCGTTTGCAGGGGGCGGATGCTGACTCCGGTCCCTCATGCTCCCGGCTCGCCAATACACGCTCCCGCTCGCTGGGGTAATCAGGGGGCTGACGCCCCCCGCTCGCCGGGTGGCCGGGTTAGATGCGGCCGCGGGCGCGGTCGAGCTGGTCGTGGAGGACCTGGTGGCCCAGGGCCGAGAGGTCCCAGAGGGCCAGGCGGCGCTCGATGGCGCGCTCGATCTCGGAGAGGGGGGTGAAGGGGATCACCGGTAACTCCTCGGTGGGGGCGGGGGTCAGCGGGACCGGGTCCAGGCCCATGGCGCAGGCGATGTCGTCGGGCAGGACGATGTGGGACTTGCTGACGGCCTCGACGACGGCGTTTTGCTGGGCGGGCAGGAAGGTACACGCGTATTCCAGGAGGAGCCATTCGTCGATCACCAGGGCCACCTTCTGCCAGCCGTGCTCGTCGATCTCCTTCTGCTCGGGGACGTGGACGCGGGTGGGCAGAAAGCCGATGGACTTGCCGCGGAGCAAATCGGCCTGGACGAGGGCGAAGGCAATGTCGGCGGGCCAGCTGCCGTCCCAGTCGGTTGGCCGCGCCGGGTACTGGGTCTTGGCCTTGATGCCGCGCTGCTCGCCGTCCTTGACGACCTTGCGCCACAGGGAGCGGCCGACCGGGGGCAGGTGGTAGGCGTGCTGCATGGTGACGATCGGGTTGAGCTTGTACTGGCTGTCGTTCATGCCGCGGGCGCGGACGACCTCGGCATCGCGGTCGGGGGCCTCGGTGCTGATCCAGCTGACGTCGGAGCGTTCGCCGGGCAAGACCTCGCTGGCGCCGCGGGCGAGCACGGTCTTGCGGTAGCGGTAAATGTCCTCGCGCGGTAGGGCCTTGAGGACGGTTTCGAGAGCGAAGGCCTGGCGGTCCTGCATGGGGAAGCCGAGGGGGCCTTCGGCGGTGCCGTAGAAGCGGTTCAAGAGCATGGAGGGACTCCTTAGTTGGTGGTCAGTAGTCAGTAGTCAGTAGCAAAAGACAAGGAACGCGGGGCGGCGGACTGGGGTGGCATGCTTTCGCGGCCCCGCCCGATCAATTGTCTTGCCAACCACGGAGGGGCCGCGAAAGCATGGCACCCGTCACGCCTGCGGTTTTTTGGCTACGGACCACGCACGTCTTCAGATTGTCGGTCACTCGTTTCGGTGGTTCGTACCTGATCCGTGGGCAGCCAGCGGTCGGGGAGCCAGGGGACGTTGCCCCAGGGGACGGGGGGCAGGCCGCGCTCGGAGCGGACCTCGTTGATGGAGACGACGCCGTATTTGAGGTCGTTTTCCTGCTGCTTGATGGTCAGGTCCTGGTCCACGGGCGTCGGGTCGTCGCTGGACAGGAAGAGGCGGCCGGTGGGGTCGTAAAGGGGCACCAGCTGCTCGTTGAGC